GCATACAAGAACTCCATGTTCCAACGCCCGTTAGACCTTTTGATCGCCTTAGCAAGCTGCGTCCTGACATCGGGCCACAAGTTGTTTAAATAGTTTGCTGGAACCATAGTTATCGTGTGAGTAACTTCTCTTGGCTCAGACCGCTTACGAACCTTTGGCTCTCTAGATAAGTCTTTTATCTTGCTTGAATCAAAGTCTAATAGGCTGTTCATGCTGGCAATATGCCTCCACCTCTAACATTAACTAACGGTTCCGGCTGCTCCGTAGTTCCGGTGCGCTCTGTGCGGACTCTATCCATCATTGCAGCTAGCTCTTTAGCTCCAGCACCAGTGTCTCCATCGCCTAAGCCAGAAACCACATCACCAGGAACTATAAACTCACCAGGAGATACAGCAACTTGTTGTTGATCACCAATCATACCGCCAATCTGATCATCCATGCCACCGCCAGCGCCTTGAATCAGCCCTTCTTTTTGTGAGTTAGGAACGACAGACTCTAAAACTTGGCTTCGTAGTTGCTGAAAGGCTTCTGATCCAAACTCATCTACAAACCGCTTGATCACAACGCTTGACTCTTCTTCAGACATTCGACCTAAAAGAGCCATTGCTGTTTGCTGAATCAAAGCTTGAGCAGGATCTCCTGTTGGAACCTTGTCGCCTCCAGCCATCATTACGGTGCCGCCGTTGCTCATGCCAACGCCGCCGCCATATATATCTCTCATTGTTTGATCAAAGAAATCTTGACCGCCACGACCTTCAGCTTCGTACTCGTCAATCACTTTTTGCGCTGCCTTTCGCTTGCGTAGCGAAACAGCGCCGCTGCCTGCAATATCTTGAGCTTCTTGAACCCTTGCAGGAACATTTGAAGAAGCGCCCGTGTTATAAGCGCCAATGCCTGAGTAAAGGTTAGGGCTTGACGAGCCGTAACCTCCTGATAAAGCTACCATGTCTGGGCCAACGGCTGCTCCTGGTATTGAAAAACCACCGCCGCCTTTGCCGCCAACCGAAACACCCTGCTGTGCATAATTTTGAATGGCGGCTAAGTTTTCCGCCTGTGACTCTGCTGTTGCCTCCGGCTTTCTAAAATAAGACATCTCTGCGTCTATGCCAGGACGAAAGCCTTCAAGCTCTTCAGGTGTTACGACCCGTGACCCTCTAAGGCTTGCTTGTCTTGCCGCTGGGTTAAAGCCAAATCCGGCAGCACCGCCATAGGTGTTTTGATTTATTCTAGACCTAGTTTCAGCCAACTCATCATCTGTCAGGCCGCCCTCATTCATACGCACCGGCTGTTGCATTCCCATCTGCTGGAAATCAGCCATTCGACGCTGGTAATCACTAGGATCGACGGACGTTATGCCGCCAGCTTGATAACTACGACCATAGTCGTAGCCGTAGTCTGTGGCTACCTGACCTAAAGACTGATCTAACAGGCCTTGAGCCTCATCAAGCCTTCTTTTTCTGTCGGCTTCTGTAGCACCAAACTGATCGTCACGGGCTTCTTGAGCTTCTATCGCTAAACGCTGCCCTTCACCAACGCCTATTGGTAACAAAGAACTAGGCTTTAAAAGATTTTTACCAACATTCTTAACACCCTCAAAGTTTGCAATATCGCCAAGGCTCTGCCCCGCCCGATTTGAAGTTAATGTATTTTGCAAAACCTCTTGTTGAGCTAAGTTTTGATTAAGCAGGCTGTCCGTTGCTGAAAGATCTGCATTTGCAAAAGGATTTCCCGTGGGGTTAAGGGCCGCTTCTGCCGCTGTCTCTGTTGCCAGTTCAGTCGCCAACTCAGTTCCAACTTTTGCGGTTGAATCTAATGCTTGGGCTGCAACATCAGCCCCAGAAGCTATATCTTTAGCTGCCCCCAATGCACTACCAATACCATAGCCAGTTAAACCTGCGGTTAAACCTTTCTTGAGGTCGCCGGTCACTGCGGTTGTCGCTAGGCCAGAGCCTACTGCACCAGCTAACGCAGCATTACCTCCTAACGCAGCCAGCCCAGAGCCAAGGGCTGTTCCACCAAGAAGTGAGGAAGTGCCTAATGCTGTAGCTGCTGACGCTCCAAACATACTGCCCAAGAGAGGGGCTAAAAACGGCAAAAAAGCCTCTGGCTGACCAGTCATTGGATTTGTAGTTAGGCTTCCTGTAGGCGATAGAGACGCTATACCGGCGACTTCTACTGGGTTCATGTGAACTAACATACTGTCGCCATAACGACCTTGCTGCGCCATCTGCTGCGCCATAGGTTCCATAGGCCGAGTGTTTGGTGCAATACCGCCTTGATTCATGCCTACTTGCGGAGACATTTGCTGCATCTGTTGACCCATTTGCTGCATTTGTTGCAATTGTTGCATTCTTTGATCCATAGGCTGCATAGGCTGCATGGGGGTCATTTGTCCGTTGTTATAGTTCACTAGCTTGTCTCCACACCGAATAGGTTAAAACTTACGTTCGCGGCACTGGCGTAAACCTTAACCACATCTGTTTGCGATAGGCAGATACCAATAACTACCGTCCTAGTAGTGTTCGCTGCCAATGATTCATCATAAAAAAGAAACTGTTTGTCATCTGCCGAAGCCCCTGCAACATGAACACTAACCCGAAAGGTTATTGCAGAACCGCCCCGATTGCAGATAACTAAAGAACTCACCGTAGTTTGCGCTAGGTTAGGCGCGGTGTATAGTACTGTGACGGTTGTTGCCGCAGGGTCTAGTTGCCCTAAAACCTTTATCTGATCTGTCATGAGGCACCCATAAGTAAAAACTGAAAACGTCTCATGGCAAGAGATCCGCTAGAGTCAGACTGAGTCTTTGCTACTAACAAATCGTTTTCTACCTGATCAAGAAGAAACTCTAGGTTTCGCCTAGTTATGGATTCGTTTTGAGCGTCATAAACTGGCGCTGCTACCGGCAAGGTTGTTGTTCTTGTACCTGACATTACCTACGACCATCCTGTCTCATATCAAACCTTAAACCACCTAAACGCCAACCATAACCAACACCAGAGCTTTCCACACGGATCACCGTATGTCTTGCTCTAGCCCTTATATCTGACGCTTTTGTACTGCCTGTGACCGTTGCTGTCGCAAGAGTAGATGGCGTTTCTAGAGGGTAATTGCTGCCTTTGATCGTCAAATCCATTGACGCATCACCAGTCACCCCGCTAAACGAGAAGTCAGGAATGATTCGATTTAGCATCATAAATCGCTCTCCATCACCAATCTCTAGGTCTCCAGACTCAACAAACGCAGTTATTGCTTGACCATCATCGTCATGCCCAACCTCATGGTTGTAAAGATAGTTTTGATCTGTGTTGCCGTCGAAGACTGTCGTTGCAAGAGGCTTTGTTCTTGTAGATGCATCTGCCCAAGCGCCCCTATCTAAGGTTCCGACAGACCATAAGTTTTCAGCGTAATTAAACGTTACATAGTTGGTGATCTCAGTGTTACCAGTGCCTATTGGATAAAACCAAGTAACCTCCGAGAATGCGTTATTTTCAGCAGCAAATATCTTGAACTCTTGATCTGTGTTTAAGTTTGAATAAACGTGATCTTTTACCGAGCATGGAAGCGGTTGAACCGACCCGTTATAGACGTAGAAGTTACCCTTATCCATAAAGTACACGGAACCCCTAGCATTTACTGCCGCTTTGGGAGAGATCATGGAAACGTCTGTACTTAACGTCTGGAACTGAAACGTAAAAGGCGCTCCAGAAAATCTCATAGAGTGAATGCTTGCATCGGTAAAGATCAGTATCTCTTGCCTAGCTTGAACCGCACCTATTATTTGAGATCCTGAGTTTATTCTTACGCCACCAGCCGTGTTAGTTGCCCTTGGAGTCCAGTCAGCAACGTTTTCTTGATCAGAGAATCTCACAAACAAAGGATCTATATTTGAACTACCTATAGGGTTAGTTCCAAACGCAATAACGTGCTGATCAATGTCAGATACCATAACTTGCAAGGCAACAACTGGAGCATCAGAAGCACCACCAAGAGTCGTTACATTTACCGCTCTAGCCGAGGTTCCAGAAGACTCATCCCAGTAATAGATGCCGCCGCCTCGCGGGTTAAACAACAAGTCCTCACCAAAGTTATCTTGACTATAAAGCCTTAATTGTCCGCCGGAAGCAATGCTTGTTGCGCTACCAAAGCCACCAGACCCCCAAGAGTTAGTCCCCCAGCCAGAGCTTTGTACAACAGCATTTAAGCCTGTGTTTATTTGATAAGCGCCGTCAACTCCAGACCCGCCATTCCCAGTGTCAGAAGAGTTAGCAACAACCACATCACCCGCAGTATCTTTTGCAACAATCGTGTAGGTGTTAGCTGTGGGGACAGACGCTATTTGATATTCTTGATTAAGAACCGGAGCGGTAATAAGTCCACCAAGGCTCACAGCATCGCTGAATGTGACAAAATCATTTACAGCACATCCATGACTGCTATCGGTAGCGGTTATAACAGATGATCCATCAGTAGCCGCAAAAGTGATGCCGTTTGTTGTCGTAGCCCTTATAGGGGTGACATCGTTAAAAACGTTACCTTCGTTGACGTAAAACTTTAAATT